TTAGAGCATAATAATAAAAAAATATATGATAAATGAAAAACAAATGATATTCTGTGAATATTATGTGCAAAATGGCTGGAAGCCCGTAGAAGCTTATATTAAAGCCTTTAAATGTAAAAAGGAATCGGCAAAGGTATCTGCATATAGATTACTACAAAAACCGTATATACAAGATTATATTACTGGGGTTGAAGGTAACTATAAAGTAGTAGGACAAGGATTCGGAATGGATAAACAATTCATTCTAAAAAAATTAAAGTCTTTAATGGAAGCTAAAAAAACAGTTTATTTTAAAGGTTTAGAGTTAGGGCAAGCAGAAGATACGTCAGCTCAGAATACAGCAATTACTACTTTTCTAAAGATGACAGGTGATTTATCTCCTGAAAAGATAGAGCTTTCAACAGAAGAAAAGGCAATTGATATTTCAAAATTTTCTCCAGAAGAATTAGAAGCTTTTAAGAAAAAACTGTTAAAAGACCTATAAAAGGAATTTCGTGAAGTTGGCAAACAACTTCGTGTATTGGAACAATAGTTAAAAAGGCGGATTGTGGATCCGTCAATATCGCGGGGTGGAGAAGTCTGGTTATCTCGCTTAAATTAACAATTAAATAATAAAATTATGAAGGAACTATGGAGAAACATAGATGGATACAAAGGAATGTACCAAATATCCTCAAAAGGTAATGTAAGAAGTTATAAATATAACTCGCCTAGAATACTTAAATTTGGTAAAACTAATCACGGTTATTTATATATAAATTTAAGTAAAAATGGAAAATATAAAACAATTATGGTTCATAGGCTTGTAGCAAAATATTTTCTTGGAAAAAGTAACTTAACAGTAAACCATATAAATGGTAATAAGTTAAATAATACAGTTGAAAATCTTGAATGGTTATCTATGGAAGATAATTATCAACATGCAAAAAATAATGGATTATTAGCAATAGGTGAAAAGAATGGAAACAGTAAATTAAAAGAAAGAGATATTATATTAATTAGAAAAAAACATAATAATGGCAAAAGTTATAGATTTATTGCAAAAGAATTTGGAGTTAGTAAAACAACTATTGGAAAAATAATTAAAAAAATATCTTGGAGTCATATATAAGCCTCATAAGCAAGAGTTCGCAGGTTCAAATCCTGTTCCCGCCACCAAGTAGGAATAGTGTAACGGTAGCACCAAGGTCTCCAAAACCTTTAGCCTAAGTTCAAATCTTAGTTCCTATGCCAAACAATTTAATGCTAGTTTACCAAAGTGGTCAAATGGGGCAGACTGTAAATCTGCTGGCTCTGTCTTCCTAGGTTCGAATCCTAGAGCTAGCACCAAGGACTTGTAGCCAAGAGAATAAGGCATAGGTCAGAGGTTCAAGTCCTTTTCCGAGTACCAAATCGGGGTTTAGCTCAGTTGGACAGAGTGCTGGTCTTGGAGTCCAGAAGCCATAGGTTCGAATCCTGTAGCCCCGACCAATTTTTTAAAATGACATAGACGATTATCTTATCTCTGGGTTCTTCATCAAAAGATATTTAATTTCGTTATTGTATATAGATGATTACTATATTATTCGCCACGAATACTAAATAGTGGTAATTATGAAGATGGGGGTAGGTAACTAAAAGCAGCCTAATCAGTTGTAATCTACCCTTAAAGATTTAAACCATTCCCAACTTGCTTGGAATGGTGTGTACAAAAAAAATAAACGATTTCCTTTAAGGAAATTATAATAAAATCAGCCATGAACGATATTGAATATTTACAAAAATTAAAAAGTAGTCAAATTCTTCAAGACATAGAATGGAAGAAATGTAAAGATGACCCTTACTATTTTATGACTAACTGGGCTTTTACATTAGATGCCCATGATATGGAAAATCCTATTAAACCATTCCCTAAGAAAGCTTATATTGAGAAATTAGTAGAATTATGGCTTTCAACTCAATTACTATTTGTTCCGAAGTCACGTCAGATGATGGTTTCTTGGATATTTACAGTGTTATATTTATGGGATGTTCAATTTCATGTAGGTAGACTAAATGTATTTCAATCACAGAAAGCAGATGATGCTGATAAGTTAATTGAAAGAGTAAAATTTGTATATGACCATGAACCAAGTTTTTTAAAAAGATATATGGATAATGGAGTATTAAAGCCATTAAGATGTAATCCACAAAATGGTGGGAAACATACTCAAGGAAAATTGACATTTCCTGATGTAAACTCAAAGATTTTAGGTATTGCTTCTGGAGCTGATACTATTCGTAGTATTACAGCTAGTGGAGTATTAGCTGATGAGATGGCTTTTCAGTCAGAAGCTGGAGAGAGCTTCACAGCTATTAAGCCAACATTAGGAAAAGTAGGTAAATTTACTGGTGTTAGTACCGCAGAAGACGATACTTACTTCCTAGATGCAGTATATGATAATTTGAAGATGTAATAGGAATACCGATTATGTCTATTTTTAGGTACATACTCCTGACTTGACAAGAATCGAAAAAGGGTGTATAATGGAGGTAAGGTTATCTTAATTGTTAGCTTTATATGTTTTAACTTATGCATATAGAACTAACTATTAAGATAATGTTATACAATTAGATAGATAAGAGTTTTTGGGTAGTCTCTATAAAAGTATCCACCAGCTTCGTATTAGTTACCAGTGCTCAACTCCTAGCAACGTCCGACGACCTGACGACTAGGGACCTCCCATTGTTAATTAGTACATTAAAAGAAGTAATAAGATAGTCCTTAGTATAGAGGTATATGTAAGGCTATAGTCTATTGTTCATACTTGTTAGTTCCCGCCATTGAGGGAGGTAATAAAGGTCGGACTGTGTCTATATGGGTTGTTTCGGACAACACGTAAGTGATTTTCTATGTCAGGTCAGAAAATCAGCCCATTATCTAAACTATTAGAATTTATAAAAAAATAATATGGACTACTCTGGAGTAGACAAACCAGAAATAATGCCTGGAATGAAAGTTTGGGTAAACCCAAAGAATCAGTATACAGTAGCTATGGTACATTATAGTTGTGACCCTGCTAAGGATCCAGAAAGGGATGGTGCAGAATGGTATGAAGCCGTTCGTAAAGGTATGCCTAAAGCAAAGTGGGAGAAGGAATATGAAATTGATTCCTCAACTAAAGCAGGTTCATTAGTATATGGTCCTGATTATTGTGATTTTAGTCCAGAACATCATTTGATTAAATCATTTCCAATCCCTGAACCATACGAACTATTAATAGGTTTGGACTTTGGTCAAAGAAATCCAACATCAGCTTTAATTGGTGCTTGGACATCTGATAATCGTTTGTATATTATAGACGAATATTATAAACCAAATATTCCATCAAAGAGTTCAAGAGAAATGTTTGAAAAGTTTGCACATTATATGGGCAAAACAGTCGCTCAAATGAAGAAGCTAACATATGATGAAAAGCGTTCATTAGCAATAAATCGTTTTACAGAAAGAGTAATCGACCCTACAACAATTGCAAAGAATAGAACAAAGAAAGTTGGTCCAACTCAAGAAATAGAATATTCAGTTATAGAAGAATTTTGGGATAATGGATGGGACTTTGTTCCTGGAATAAACGATGTTCAATCAGGTATCACTAGAGTACGAGAATACTTTGGTATATTAGAGGGAAAAGCAAGACTTTACGTATTTGCTGATAAATGTCCTAATTTGGCTAGAGAATTACAAACATTCAGATATAAGCCACAGACTGAAAAACAATTGAAAAGTGCAAATCCAACTGATCAAGTAGTTAAAAAGAACGATCATGCTTGTATAGCTGGTAATAGTTTAATAAATACTGTAAATGGAGAAATTGCCATTAAAGATTTAGTTGGTAAAGAAGGATATGTTTATTCTTATAGTAATAAATTAAAAAGAATAACAGTAAAACCATTTAAGAATGTACAAAAGACTGGAACTAGACAAACTATTAAGATTACATTAGATGACGGTTCAGAACTGATTACTACAGAAGACCATCCATTTCTATTAAGAGGTGGAGATTATATAGAAGCAGATAAATTGAAAGAAGGCGATAGTTTAATGCCTTTATATCAATCTATTGATTCACATGGACATTTGACAGTTAGATTAAATAATGGTGATAAAATGTTTGCACATAGACTTGTTTATCAAGATTGTGTTAATGAATTACCAGAGGATAATTGGAAATGGAATATACATCATAGAGATGAAGATAAATTAAATAATGGTCCAGAAAATTTACGATTGATGACTAGAGCAGACCATTGTGGTCTTCATGCTAAAAACATAAAAATAAATGATGATACAAGAAATAAGTTAAAAATTGCAGGTAAAAAAAGATTTCTTAATATTAAGTATAAAAAAAGACAATTAAAACATTTAGAAGATATTAGAGACTTAACAAAAGAGTGGCATAGTAGTGAAGTAGGAATACAATGGCATAAAAAACATGGTAAAGAATGTTGGTCAGATGAAAATAGAAAAAAAATAGAAAAAGAAAAGGTATGTATAATATGTGGAAAAAAATATATATCAAAAGATGGTACTGGAAATTGTTGTAGTTTAAATTGTACAGCTATGAAGTGTAGACACGCTAGAGAAAAAAAGTATGGAATGACAGATACTAAAAGATATAAATTAATTAAAGAAGGAAAATTTAATCACAAAGTATCAAAGATTGAAAAGTATGAGGTTATAGACGTATATAATATGTATGTAGAGGAAACTAATAATTTTGCATGTGAAGGTGTTATCATACACAATTGTGATGCCTTAAAATATTTAGTAGCAACAAGACCTGCTACACCAACAATACAACAAAAAGCAAAGACAGTCATACAGTTAGATATAGAGAGTAAGTTAAGACCTCGTATTATGACTGATGACGATTTTTAATAATAAAATAAAATGTATGACAAAAAGAAGAAAGGCTTATGAAAAGCTAAGAAATATTAAACATAATAATATTCCTAAAGGGGATAGATATATGTTTGGAGACTTGTTTATGCAAGGAAATTTTATAAAGAATGAAAGAAAATTAACTAAATTAACTAAAAAAATGTATGAGTAAAGCAATTGAAAAAGATTTAACAAAAAAGTTAGATGAAGCAGATTTTGAAAAAAGACAAGCTAAGTTTGGAGTAGAACTTCAACTTTTGTCAGAGAAATTAAATGTTGGTATCGTTCCATTAATTTATCCTAATGGTCCACAGATTCAATTAATTGACTTAAAAGAAAAATCAAAATAATATGACAGTAGAACCAA